GCCACCTGGTTCATGCGGGCTACCAAGGTTTGTTTCATCGCTTCGGTAGCTGGCCGCCTGGTCTGGGATCGGGTTGGCGCTAGGAAGGGGCGTGCGGGCTGGTTGGATCGTCCGTGTTCGAGGACGTTGGCGATCAGCGCGTTGGAGCGTCCGTCGCGACGGTTCTCAGCAAACCCGATTTTTACGTTGTGGTCGCCGCGTGAGTTCACTTTCGCTGTCGTTGTGCCCAGCGCGCCAAACAGTTGCCCGGTGGAGCGCGAGGGCGCGGCCCCTTGTCCGATCGCGCCTGCCAGGTTCGCTCTCATCCGGGGCTCAACAATGCTGGCCCCTGCCTGCAGCACTTCCTCGGCGGCTGTATCGAGCATGGTGCTGGCGGCCTCAAGAGAATCTATGAACGCGGTCGGTAGTTTAATCTGCGCACGTGCCATGGTTAACTCCCTTCAGGCGCGGATTGGTGGGCGAGGATTTCGATATACCTGCCGATCGTCTCTACGGCGTCGATCACGTATCTGCCGTCATGAGTAGCGATCTCCATCGCCTCCGTGACCTCAAGACCAGGCATGGCCCGGATGTGGAACAGGACGGTGGCTTTGGTGTAAGCAGCACGGTTAACCCACGCGGCCGACGCGTGCCGGGTTTCCCTATATGCCCAAACTGTTGCCATGATCTGGTCGGAGGTCGTGGTGAATCCGGCCTTATCCCGCACTGTCACCGGCGCGATGAGGTCGATGGTCTCCCGCATTGAGCCAATACCAGCCATAGCCGTTCACACCTTCCATTGGCGGTCGAGCCTGAGCAGGTTGTTGACGGCGTTCCACACAGCTTTGGCGGCCTCTGGCTTGTCGGCCCAGAACCCGGCGGTTGACCCGTCGCGGGATTCGTAGAAGTGGCTGGCGAGCATGATGATGGCTTGCCTGGTCGTGCCGGTCATCTCCTCATGCTCATAGTGGCCGTCGTCTAGATGCTGATAGGCCACGGCGTAGGAGGTGGCAGCCCCCACCAGTGAACCGATCAACGCATCGTCTTCGTCGTGGGTGAGGATTAGGTTCGCCTTCACCTGTGCCACGAGTTCAGCCGTTGTTGTTGGTGTGGTCATGGGGTCTGCCACCTCCTTTCAGGTTAGGCTCCAGCTTTTTGAGTCAGAACCTTGACTGCTTCAGGTAGGACGAGTTTGCCGTCCAGGCGCTGGGAGGCGAGGAATCCGACCTGCCCGCTGGTAGCAAACAACTCGTTGAGTCGTTTGAAGGAGCGGCCTTGCCGGTCAGCGATCCAGTAGTAGCCAAGGTCACCGAACGCGACCGTCTTCGCCGACGCTTTGATCTCGGGCACGAATGCGGAGGTGTGAACCGGCTTGCCGAGGATCATGTCCGGGGCTCCTGCGGTAAGGGCTGGCTGCCACAAGTACTGGCCCTGGGTGTCCTTGAGCTTACGCACCGTCTTCACGGTCGCGTCGTTCATCAACCACACCGCGTTCTTGCGGTACGGAGCCCGCAGCGAATAGTGCAGGTCGATCAGTTCGTCAGCACTAATGTCGGTTGGCTTGCCGGTGGTGACGCCCGGCTGTCCACCGCCAGCGGTGAAGATGCCGGTCGGCTGGCCCGTGCCGGTGCCCACGAGGAATGCTTCTTCTTCGGCAGCACCGATCCGGCGAGCAAACTCGCCCGCCAAATAGCTCTCAACATCAAATGCCGCATCATTGAGCAGCTCCTCACTGATCTTGAGGAACGTGCCCAGCTTGAACGCCGATAGCGTCACCTGGCTGAATACATCGTCAGACTCGGTGTAAGGCTTCCCCTCATCGAGCCAGCCAGCGGTGCCATGAGTGGACACGACCGGAATCTTGCGATCCCCACTGGTGGTTTGGATCACCTTCGCCAGGGAACGCATGATGTTCTGGTCTGCCAGCGACTGCACGAGGGTGCGTTCGAACTCGTCCGGCACCAAATACCCACCCTCAGTATCCACACCCTCACTAAGGGCGTTACGGACTTCGAGCGGTGAGGCGTTCAGGCGCATCGCGTCCCAAAACGCGCGCTTGTACGAGGCCGATGCGCGGCCAGTTTTGGCTGGTTCGTCCTCGCCTGTCAGGCCTGGCATCGAGATCAGCGGTGCGCTGGTAGCGCGCGCCATGTCGGCATCAAGGCGCTGGGCACGCTCACTACGAGCGATCTCGGCGGTCAACCGCTCAATGTCGGCCTCCATCCGCGCATAGGTCTGGTCATCTTCAGCAGACAGGCAGCCGGTGTCGTTGTCTCGACGCTCGTCAAGGAAGGCCTTGGCCTTCTCCCACGTCTCGGCACGGCGGGTACGCAGGTCAGAAATAGTCATCGTGGACATGAAATGTTCTCCTTCAAAGGTGTTAGTGGGCTTGATTAGTCAGGGCGGCATATAGATCAACCATCCGCCGCCCCAGAGGCGCAGCAGATGGTGGCGTGGTGGGTGGACGGTGATCGGTGAGGTGAGCGACGAGACGCTGCTCAGCAGGCTTGCGGGCATAAACAACCCCGCCAGCAGGACTGCTAAGCGGGGTACGATTGCCGATCTTCTTGGGCTTGCCTGGAGGGAAATCCTCGTCCAGCTCATCCTCATCCGGCTCAAGAGCCTCGTCCTCATCAGGGTCTGTGACCTTGAGAGCGTGGCGGGTGAGGTATTCGTCTGCGAAGCCCATCGCGATAGCGGCTTTCGCGTCCATCCAGGTTTCGGCATCCATGAGTTTGGCGAGCTTGGCCCGGCTCATGCCGGTCTTGAGTTCGTAGGCGTTGATAATGCTGTCTTTGACAGCAGCGAGCATGTCGATAGCCCGTCCCAGCTCGTCAGCATCACCCACAGCCAGGGTGGCGGGGTTGTGGATCATCAACATCGACACCGGCGACATGGCCACCGTGCTGCCTGCCATCGCAATCACCGACGCCGCAGACGCTGCGATGCCGTCTATATGGACGCAGACGTGGCCTGGGTAGTCGATCAGCATGTTGTAGATCTGCGCGGCAGCCACCACATCCCCGCCAGGGGAATTGATCCACACCGTCACATCCCCACTCCCGGCGTTAAGCTCGGACGCGAACAAAGCTGGGGTTACGTCGTCGTCGAACCATGATTCTTCGGCAATCACCCCGTTAATGCGCAAAACCCGACCAGTCTCACTAGCCGGGCCCTCATTGTTGGGAGCAGATGCCTCCCAGTTCCAGAACCGTCTCACCGGCTCCTCCTCTCAACTCTTGTTTCAGGTGCAAGCCCGCCAGACGGCTGTTCATCCTCAGCAGGTGGTGATGACCCCGGCGGTTCTTCGTTGTCGGGTGTCGTGGACACGTATACGCCTGCCTTAGATAGCGGTAGCATGTTCCCGTTCACGAGATACAAGTCGCCGCCGTCCTCTGGGCTGATCCGGTCGAGGTTTTCCAGGGCGCGGATGTCGTTGGCTGACATCCACCCGTTTTGGCGGGCGACCGCATACCCGTTCATCCGCGACTCATAATCCCCGCGCAGCAGCCCTTCGACATTGAACTTCACAAACACGCGAGGCTTCTCACGGGCATTGAGCAATGTCTTGGCGATGGCCTGTTCCCAGCGGATTACCCACGGGTCAAGGGTGTATTTCACGAACTCGAGGCTCTGCTGCTCAATATTCGAAAACGACGATTTTTCGAGGTCGCCGATCATGTGTGGCGGAATGCGGAAGATGCGTGCGATCTCGTTGATCTGAAACTTTCGGGTCTCCAAGAACTGCGCTTGCTCAGGGCTGACGGAGATCGGCGTGTATTTCATGCCTTCTTCCAACACCGCCACCTTATTCCCGTTACGAGCGCCACCGAAGGTCTGCTGCCACGACTCGCGTACCCGGCTGGGATCTTTGATCGTGCCAGGATGCTCCAACACCCCGCCCGGTGCTGCACCGTTAGCGAAGAAGGACGCTCCGTAGTCCTCAGTTGCCTGAGCTAGACCGATCGCGTTCTTGGCCATCGCAATCGGGCTATAGCCCACCAGCCCGTCAAAGCCGAGGCCAGGAATATGGAGCACATCATGTGGCCTGAGCATCACGGTTTCCCAACGCCCGCCAGGCTCATCCCACGAACGCTGATACTCGTAATAGAGCCGACCCGATTCGTCCCTACCCACCGTCATCCGGTTCGGCATCAACGGATACAGTGCGATCACCTCGTCGCGTCCATTGCGTAACACTTGGGCAAAGGCGTTACCCCACAACAGCAAGTGGGTCATAAGGGTTTCGCGGAACACGAAGCTCGTCATCTCCGGGTTCGGCTCATCATGCAACAACGGATACAACGGGTGATCCAAAGCCTTGACCTTGCCACCCTCGGACGTCTGCTCATACACATGTAACGGCAACCCAGCGACAGCCTCGGCAAGGATCCGCACACACGAGTAGACGGCAGTCATCTGCATCGCCGAGCGCTCCGTCACCGGACGACCGGATGTGGTGGGGCCGAACAGGAACGAATACTGGCCAGAAAGCTGATGGTTCGAAGCGTGACGGGGTGTGCCGCGTAACCATCCGAAAAACCTCATTAGTTGTCCTCCAAACATGACGGTGCCCCTCCGCGTTATTCTGGAGGGGCACCGTCTTATAGGCAGAAATTTATTTGGCTTCGCGAATCTCTGATACGTACACAACCGGATTTCTCGAGGTATAACGTTCGATTGTCTTGCCTAACCATTCGTTATCCTCTTCGGCACGCACTTCAATGGAAATACGCCCACTTCCGGAATCAAGATCCTTCATGACGCCTTCGATCCGACCAACAGCCATGACCTTGTTCTCTGCATTTAGCACAAACAGCAAGTCACACTCGATCACTCGTGCGGCCCTGGCTTTCCACCAGCGGCGTCCCCTATCAAGCCACTGACCAAACGTCAGCGTTGTATCGGCGTCATTGACTCGTGCAAGTACCTTTTCCACATTAACTCCCTTCAGCTCGTTTGCTTGTTATGCTTCTATAAAAGCATAATAAGCAATATGATGTCAACGTTCTGAAAAGAAGCCTTGTCAAAGCTAGAGCACGAGCAGTCCGCGCGAGTCGTACACCGATGCCCCGCTGGTTGCGCTACCGCCTCGGATGGCTCGGTCTAAAGCCATGATGGTAGCCACAACTCCGTCGATCTTCTCCGTCGACTTCTGCTTGTCTGGCTTGATGTTGCCTGCCGGGTCGGTGCGCACGTGGATGTTGTCCACCATCCAGCTCAGGACCGGGTGCCCGCCATGCGCGAGCCTGCCCTCCAATGCGAGTTTCATCAGTTCCTTCGAGGGCGGGCTCATGTC